CCGGGCAGACATCTCCACCCGCGCCTCGTCCGGTGGCAGCTTGCCGTAACGCGCCTGCTCCAAAGCGACTTCCAACGTGTCGATTTTCTTGGTCTTGCCGTCCAGCACCTTCTCCATCGCCTCGCGCTCGGCCTTGGCGTCGCGCAACGCGGCACGCACCTGCGAGGCGCTCATGCGGTCGATGTCGTCCAGTTCTGTCAGCTTCTCCAAATCCGCATCGTCGTCGTGGGTGACCAGTTCGAGGAAGGCTTTGGTGGACTTCATTTCCTTCGCCAAACCTGCCACTGTGGCAGATTTGGACGTCTTGGCTGCCGCTTGCATAAAGCGGTGTGCGGTGCGGTAACTGATTCCCAGCGCCTCTGCCCGCTGCGTAAACTCCCCATGCGGCGTCAACTCTTTGAGCACCAGCAGCCGCTTGCCCGTCTCCAAAATCGTTTCCACCGTGCGCCGCTGATAAAACCGAATCTCCCCTTCCAGCGCATCCACCGTCACCGCGCCCTGATAACCCAGACTGCCCGCTAGCGCTACCGCCCGATCGTACTGTGCGACGAGCTCGTTTTGCGCTTCCGTCAGGCGGGTTGCGACCTGTTCGGGAAATTCGGACGGCTCAATTACCGTCACCTCGTTTTGCTTGCGTGCCATGTAAAACGCTCCTCTTGGGGTTAATGGATGCCAGCGGCAATGCGCTGGTTGATTTCCGACATGCGGGTGGCCACCCGTTCGCAATGCTCCGCATGCGCCTGCGCCATTTGCAGCGTGGCAATGCCGTGCGCGTAGCGCCCGTTATCCAGTTTTGTCACCAGCGATTCGGCCATCAAGGTGGCGACCGCCCGCGACACGTTCGCCGCCGATTCGCCCGTGGCCTGCGCCAGCTCCTGATTCGATAAACCCGTCAGCGTGTGACCCTTGAGCGCCTTGAATACGCGCAACACCCGCTGGGCGCTGTTGATGGTGGCGGCGGGCTTCATGCGGGCCGCTTCCAATGCGGTTTAAGCGCGGCATTGTTCAAAGTACAAGCCAAGGCCTCAGCCAGCTCGCTGCTGTGTTCCATCAATTCGGGCAAGCGCGTTTTCCAATACGTCCGCGCACGTACCCAGTCCATCTCGCCAAAAACCTGCGAGTGCACCGCTTTGGACAGCTCTGCTATAAGTTCGGACTGCTTTTCAATTTCTTCATACGAGAGCTTTGCCATGAGTACCTCCAATCGTGCGTGTTGATGGGGTCAACAGTTCGGGGTCGGTTATCAAGTCGTAGGCCGCAATGATGAGTTCGGCGCGCTTCTTTGGCGGCAATTTGCTGCGCACTTCCGCCAAGCCCTCTTCTACGGCTTCAACGGCGGCGATAAGCCGGTTTCGCTGCACCGGTGCCACCCGCGCCGGGCGCGTAGTCGGAATGCCCGCCTTCATGCCCAGGGCGACGGCGATGTTGTGGCTTTGCCCGCGTTTGCAGGGGCGGCGTCCAGTCAACACTTCGTGCGCCAGACGCTCGTTAAAGCCGTTGTCACGCGCCCACTGCGCAATCGTGACGCCCTGACAGTCCAACCAGGCGCGCGCCTCTTGTGGCGTGCGGGTTGATGTTTGGGTCAATGTGCCGTGTGCATCGAACCCTTCATCTTCCAGTTGCGCAATGACTTGTTTGATGGCGCGCAGCACACGGAAAAATTCTGACGTGCTCATGGGATCAACTCCTGATAGAGGCGATGTCATGCTGCGGCGCGTTTGCGCATGGCTTGTACCTGCGCCCGGCTGCGGCGCAGCGCCGGTTGCGTCTTCGGCCACAAGGCATCGACGGACACATCAAGAATCTCGGCAATGCTGGCGCGGATGCGAGCCGAGGCCGTCCTGCCGCTGATGACCTGCGACACCGCGCTGTGACCGACGCCCAGCTCATCGGCCAGCGCCGCCGCCGTAATGCCTTTCATGCGCAAGCTGGCTTTGATTTGTTCGGGGTGCATTTCTGATACCCTTTACCTTGATTAGTCAGTGACAAACGTTAGGGAAAACGGCTTGTCGTGAAAGTTGGTAGTCGCTGTAGGAAGTGACTGCACGGGGTGAACTATTGCAGAATTCTGCAATGTTGTCAACTGTGATTGCGGAAATATGCAAGATTTTTTTAAGCGTCTGCGTGACGAACGGGAAGCCCTTGGCCTTACTCAAGATGTCATGGCGAAAAAAGTCGGGGTATCCAAGCGTTCCTACTGTGCTTACGAGGCGGGTGAAACCGCACCGAGCGCAAAGCTATTAGCGGCTCTCGCCAATATGGGAGTGGATATTGCCTATCTCTTGACGGGCAACCGCAGTCGCCCTGCCCCTCCCAAATACGTAGCACCACCAGACGAAGAACGGCTGCTAGACGCCTACCGCCACAGCAGCGCCGAGGTTCGGGCGGTCATCATGGGCGCGACCAAAGCCGCCGCCCTGGCCGCGCGTGACTCCATGCCTGCATCGGTGCGTCGTAAAACCTCTTAACTGCTGCTGCAATTCGCGCCCGCCGAGTGTTCGCCCGGCTGGGGGCATCAATTGGCGCGTGAGCGCATCAGTCTGGGCTTGACGCAAACCGATCTGGCGCGGCTGCTGGGGGTCGAGGCCAAGTGGGTACTTTTCTGGGAGCGTGAAGCCTCGCCGCTGCCAACAAGTTGCCTGTCTGAACTGGGCGCAATGGGGCCGGACACCGCCCGCCTGGTTCACGGCCAGCCGGGCGTATGGTTCTCGGGTGCAGACCTGCCCGATGAACGGCTATTGCGCTACTGCTGGCAGGGTTTGGCGGGCGAGGCCAAAACGCAACTGCGCTCGGAGCTGCGGGAAGGGATCGTTGAGTTCGCGGAGCCTCTGGCGGATAATGGCGTGGTGGTATTTGAGGACGCGGTAAGCGACACGTTGCCGCCGCCCAAACCGAAACCGGAGAGATGACATGACAGCAGACGAATTAACAGAGGCTTGGTATGGCCTGCAATTTGGCGTGCGCCGCTCGGTACGTTATCACCAGCGGCGACGCGGTTTTTTTGAGCGACTCGATACGCTTTCGAGCTTGCTGTCGGTGCTGTTTGGTTCGGCGGTTATCTACGGCGTGCTGGCGGCGCATTCCACGGCGTTGGTGCTGGCGGCATCGGTGGTGGTGACGTTGGCGGCCAGCCTTAATCTGGTGTTTGGGTGTACCCGCCGCGCCTGGCAGCATGCCGATTTGGCGCGACGTTTTACCGAGTTGGAGCGCCAGTTATTGGCCAAGCCCGATGAGGACATGTTCCATGAGTTGACGGCGCAGCGTCTGATGATTGAGGCGGACGAGCCGCCCGTGCTGCGGGTGCTGGATGTGCTGTGCCACAACGAATTGCTGCGTGCCGAAGGTCATACAGAAGGCTACGGACGCATCGGTTTCTGGCAGCGTGTGTTTGCGCAGGTATTCGACTTGCGGGCGGATCGGATGGGCCACGCTTGAACGCTTTTTCCCCTGCACGGCGTTTTTCTAAACGCCTTTAAAAGACTTCCCCACCTGCAAGCCTGACCATACGCCTCGTGTTGATTTTTCACAGGCGGTCAGGCAATGAATGCAGGTTTGGACAGCGACGCGCGGCTGCGATGGCCGCGCGGGATACGCAACAACAATCCGGGCAATATCGAGCGCGACGGCACGCGCTGGCAGGGGATGTCTGCCGTGCAAACCGATGCCCGCTTCGTGGTGTTCTCGGAGAGCCGGTGGGGCATCCGCGCGATTGCCCGCGTGCTCATCACGTACCAGGACAAGCGCCGCGCCAAGGACGGCAGCCGGATTAATTCGGTGCGTAAATTCATTGCCCGTTGGGCACCGCCCGTCGAAAACAATACCGATGCTTACGCGCGGGCGGTGGCCAATGCGCTGGGCGTGGGCGTGGATGACCCGGACATTGACGTGTACGACTTTGACACGATGTTTGGGCTGGTGTCGGCGATTATCCGGTATGAGAACGGCTCGCCGCGCCATCATCTGAACGGGGCCTGGTATCAGGACGGCGAGATTGAGGCGGGTTTGAAGCTGGCGGGGATTGTGCGCGCGGTCAGGCACGGGGGCGCGGCATGAAACGGCCCACGTTTGCCTTGGACGATTCCGCCCGCGTCTGGCATCGGCTGTGGTCGGTGCGCTTTGCCTTGCTGGCTGCGCTGGCTTCGGTGTTCTCGGAACTGCAAAGCGTGCTGCCGCTATGGCATCCGGTATTGGAGCAAGTGCCGTATGCGGCGATTGCCACACTGCTGGCCGGGCTGTCGGCGCTGGCGCGGGTGGTGCATCAACCCCGGGCACAAGCGTCAATCGACTACGTGCGCGAGACGTTGAACCCTGAAGGCGGGCGGATATGTTGACCGGGGTATTGGCCTTTTTGGGGCGCGATTCTCTGCGCATGCTGGGCGTGGCGTTGGCCGCTGCGATGGTCTTTGGGTGCGGCTGGAAGATCCAAGGCTGGCGTTATGAGGCGCGGATTGCCGCGCTGGATAACCGCCACGCGCAGGCACTGGCCGCTGCACACGCTACGGCGCGGGCCATTGAACAGCAGAGATTGCAAGACTTGGAGCGTTTGAGTGATGAAGCCGGACAGAAACTGGCGGCGGTGGTGGCCGCTGAGCGTGCTGCTGCTGATTTGCGGGTGCGCGACGTCGCCGCCCGCTACGCTGCCCGCGCCCGTCGCACCCCCGACGATACCGCCGCTCCCTGCCAATGCGAGGCAAGCGCCGCACCCGCCCGAGTGCTGGCCGACTTGCTTGGAGAGCTTGACGAACTGGCGCAAGGCTACGCACGAGCGGCTGACCGCGCCCGAGTAGCGGGGCTGGCGTGCGAGGCGGCCTTTGAGGCGGTGCGCGTGCCCAGCAACGGAGGCCAATGATGGATCAGTTTGATCGGGCCTCGCAGCTTGAGGAACAAGCGCGGGAGATCGCGCTGGCGCAGGTGTTGGCGCGTACCCAGGGCGCGGGCGCATCGGCCTTGACCTGCATCGATTGCGGCGTGGATATCCCCGAGGCGCGCAGGCGGGCGGTGCCGGGTTGCCAGCGCTGCGTGGATTGTCAGGAAGAAGTTGAACGAAAAGCCGCAGGCAGGTTTTAAAGGCGATAGACCATGAATGTTGAAAGCATGCAGTTTGGGTTTGAAACGGTGCGCTGGTTGGTGGTGACGGCCATCGGCATCTATGCGTGGTTTATCGGCAGGCAGTCGGCCAGCGCGGAGGCCGAGATACAACAGATACCGAAGCATCAGGATTTCCACGAGCTGGCGCTGCGGGTGGAGCGACTGGACGTATCCATCAAAAGCGTGCATCAGCACCTGGCCGAGATGCGGGCGTCGGTGCGGCGCATTGAAGACTGGTTGATGAATGACGGCAAGTAAGGGGCAGCAATGAACACGTTTGAAGAGCCAAAGGGGTACGCGCAATACATTCTTGAGGACATGCGACTGTCCATGCTGCGCTTGCTCTCGGAGTTGCCGGGGTATACGGCCAATTCCAGCACGCTGCATTCGGCGGTCAAGGGCTGGGGGTTTGTGCTGACCCGCTCGGAGGTCATCCGGCAACTGCATTGGCTGGCTGAGCGTGCGCTGGTGGAAGTCGAACCCATCAATACCGATGTGCTGCTGGTGCGGCTGCTGGATCGGGGGCTGGATGTGGCGCAGGGCATCATCCGGCATCCGGGCATCAAACCCGTGCGCCCCAAGGCGGTGTGAGATGGGGCGCAAATCCAAGGTCAGCAAGCTGCCGCCCGAGGTAAAAACCTATATCCAGCGGCTCTTGCGCGAAGACCGGCTCACATTGGCCGAGATGCAGGCCGAGTTGTCCGAGCGCTTCCCCAGACATCACGAAAAAGGCGAGCTGCCCAGCCGCGCGGGGCTGGGGCGGTATCAGCGGCTGTTTGATGAAGTCTCGCAAAGTCAGCAGAACATCCAGATGGCCGCGCAGATGCTGGTAGCAGAACTGGGCGAGGATTTTGATGATAAATCCGGGGCGCTGCTCAGCCAGGCGGTGACGACGCTGGCGATCAAGGCGGTCGATAACGCGCTGGGGCAGGAAAATACCGACATCAAGGATATACAGGCCTTGGCGCGGGCGGCCAAGAACGTACAGGACGTGCGCAGCCTGAACCTGCGTGAGAGGCAAATGGTGGCAAGGCAAGCGCGCGAGGCCTTGCTGCGCGAGCAGTCGGCGCGGCTGGATGCGGCGGTGGCCGCAGGTGGGTTCGATGCGCGGGCGGTCGATTGGATGCGTCACGACGTGCTGGGAGTCAAGCCGTGAAGTCGCAGCGCGACACGCTGCGGGTATTGTCATGGGAGGATCTGCCCGCCAGCGCACGAGAAATCAACGCGCATGCCGCCTCGCTCAAAGACGGTGTGCTGATGGGGCATCAGGTCGCGTGGCTTAAGCTCAAGGCACAAATCAAACTGGTGGAAAAAGGCCGTCGCACTGGCATCACGTTTGCCGAGGCGCTGGATTCAAGCATCACGGCGGCCAGCCGCAAGTCGGCGGGCGGCATGGACGTGTTTTACATCGGCGACACCAAAGAGAAAGGGTTGGAATTTATTGGCTACTGCGCCCGGTTTAGCCGCACGATGGCGCAAGCCCAGGCGCAGAGCAATTCCAGTATTGAAGAGTTTCTGTTTGAAGACCAGGACGCCAGCGGCAACACGCGCCAGATTACGGCGTGGCGGATTCGCTATGCGTCGGGGTTCAAGATTGTGGCGTTATCGAGTAACCCGGCCAATATCCGGGGTCTTCAAGGCAAGGTGATTATCGACGAGGCGGCGTTTCATAAAGACGTGGGCAAGGTGCTGGATGCAGCAACGGCCTTGCTGATCTGGGGCGGGCGCATTGTGATTATCAGCACGCACAACGGCAAGGGCAATCCGTTTAACCAGATGGCCAACGACATCCGGGAAGGCCGCTACGGCGATGATGCCAAGGTAATGCGCATTACCTTTGATGATGCGGTCGAAAACGGCCTGTACGAGCGCGTGTGCCTGATGAAAGCCGCGTGGTACGGCAAAATCCGTGCCGCCTACGGCCCCAGAGTGGCGCAGATGCGAGAGGAGTTGGACGCGATCCCGAGGGATGGGACGGGCGTGTGCGTGCCGGGCGTGTGGGTCGAGGAAGCCATGCAGCGCGACAGCCAAACCCGTCCCGTGTTGCGTCTGCTGTTGTCGGACGATTTTGTGCGGCAGCCGGTGGCGCGCCGCGAAGGGTTTGTAGAGGACTGGATACGGCTGCACGTGCACCCCGCGCTGGAAACACTGGACAAGGCGCAGCGCCACTACCTTGGCATGGACTATGCGCGGCATCGGGATTTCTCGGTGATCTGTCCGGTGGCGGTGACGGCCAGCCGCATGCGCGACGTGCCGTTCGTGGTCGAGATGCAGCGGGTTCCGGCACGGCAACAACAGCAGGTTTTAAATGCCATCATCCGGGCGCTGCCGAAGTTTGGCGGGGCGGCGCTCGATGCCAGCGGCAATGGCGAGACGCTGGCCGAGGACACGGCAGATACCTTCGGACGGAGCCGAATACACCAGGTGAAATTGTCGCG